AGCAATAAGCAAAATATCTTTAATGCAAATTCTACATCTACCATCCATGCTGGCACTGATAACAAGATGCTGCTAACTGTACCCGTAACTCCTTCTGCTATCTGCTGCTGATTATTACTCATGACTCTTTTAGTAGTGTGTATGTAAATGACTTCTTACCTGATTTAATGCAGGCTTGAATAAGCTCTTTGAAATCTTTAGGACTATTCAGCACTTGACAGCCCGCACTCCACTTATCTATATTCTTAGATTCAGTAGATTCATTAGCTCTATGAATGTTAATGCCAAACAATCCCGTATCTTCTTTACCTTGCTCCTCAGCTACGCTATCTTTATCGGCATCTCTATACACTGTTACTTTCTTTGACTGCACTAATGCAGTGTATTTGCCCTTGTGCAAGCCTAATACATAGGTATCTACATACTGCCCACACTTTAGAATTGCTGTGCCTAAGCTATTCATAGGATTGTTAAGCCAAAATGTACCTGGGTTAGTAGTACCGGTATACCATTTAAGCTCGCTGCCATTTACTAAACCTATTAGATCATCAAATTTATTAGGCTCATTAGCTTTACTTCTAATACCTACCACGTGAATAGTAGGCCACTTATAGCCAAGCTCTGTAAATTGAGCTTTAAGCTCTTCGATTGTTGGTGCTTTCATTCTTTCTTAGTTCTTTATCGCGTTTAGTTAAATAGACTTTGAGCTTTTTCTCATAGTCTTTACGTGTCTGCTCTTCCTTTGTTATCTTCATTTAGTTAGTAAAGTTACGAATGCTAAATCTATACCATGGGTTAGCACCATCAATAGCAGCTCTGCTAAAAGCTACTTGGCTCTGCCTGTTCACTACACGAATGGGTGTAATATCAGGGCTTGTATTATTGCTATATTCGGGATAGTCTGCATTATTAGCGCACAAATAATCTACTAAACGCTGAGTGTAATAGTTAGCGTTCTCACGTGCCATGTCTCTAAGACTTGCAAGCTCACTTGAAGAAATAGCTGTAGTGTTTTCAGATTGGCGAGTAACTAAGTTACCGTTATCGTGCTTATACATCAGCATAGGGTAAAGCTCTACCATAGTCCACCATGCAGTTGGTTTAACGATATACTCATTTAATAAAGTCTCATACACTCCTGCTAAAGTTCCATTCTCTATCTCACTTTTAATCTTGTTAGTTAGATTAGTGCCTAACCAAAGTGTGATGTACTTATCTTGAGCCAAGTAGATTGCAGGTCTAATTAAGTTAGTATCTACAGCTTCGTTTAGCTGAGTGTATTTCTTTAGGAATTCCTCGTTAATGAAAAGTATTTCGGGTGCTATTGCCATGTTATTAGTGTTTAATTGTTTGTAGGATATCTGCCTTGGTCGGGCATGTCAAATGGTCGAGTATTAGCTGTAGCAAAGTCTTTAGCTATATCTTTTAAAGGCATGCCTGCTCTGATTGCTTTTGCTACTGAGATAGGATCAGATGATTCTAAGCCATTATCTTTTACAAATCTTCCCTTTTCACGTTTTCTAAAGTATACTCTACGCTCCCAATTATGTTTACAATTGACTGAGCCCTTGTATAACCACACGCTATAAGTACTGCCATTGTGGCCCATGTTAGGATTCAGCTCATTAGTATCTGATTCCATTGCTTGCAAATCTTCATAACGATAAACATATCCAGCTTTAGATGCGCTTACCATTTGGCGGCAGAACTTGCGACTATTACCACTAAGATTCTTTGAATAGCTGTACCGAATTTTGTACAATCCGCTATCCATTTGGCTTCTCTCATCAGGATTAGCGTAGCTTCTAACTGATGCAAGATTAACAGGCTCAGCTTCGATAAGCTCCCACTCTTCCTCGTCTACTATCTCGCCCTTATCCTCTAAGAATTCACACCACCAAGCCTCGTCTTCATCTGTAAAGATTGGCTTCTCTTGTGGATCACTTAAATTAGTCTTTTTTTTTTGAGCAGATAGTTTAGCTACAGCGCTGCCTTCTGAAGGTGTAAACATTGCAGTAGCTACGTCAATAGGTAACTGTAAGAATTGAACTAAGAATACGATTGCTTGTTCTTTAGTTAAGGCTCCACAACCCACAGCTGCTACAATTTCTAAAGCGCTTGCTATCTGAGCACCGTTGTAAGTTACATCACTTACTGATGCTCCTGCTGGTGCTACAGGTGCAGCTGTATTAGGATCAGTAGTTGCATTATCTGCAACAGTTGGTGTAGTTGCTGCTATTGCTGTATCCATTTCATCAGAGAATAAATCATTAGATTCAATGTATACATCAGCAGAAATACCCATAGCTTTAAATACTTCCTCAATACTATCTGTAACGATTTGCTGATATGGCTCAATGATATTTTTATTAAAGATGCGATAAGCTTGCTTCATTTCATCAGCGTTGCTGCCTAATCCGCCTGCATCACGAATACCGAAAAGTAGGGGTGAAGTAACGCGATGCGCTGCTAAGATGTTCTCTCTTGACTGAGTGCTTAACTCCATCCATTGCTTATCTGCATCGGACATAGGCACAAGGTCTAAACGTGGAGCTCTATCTGCTGATTCGTTGAAAGTGAATACTACCTTACCTGCCTTCTTAGCACCCATCATGGTCTCCCAATTTCTGCGAATAGCCATCTGCTCTTCGGGATCAGGAATACCGTTATTCATGTGAAGGAAGTAAGACGGTGCCATACCGTTACTTAAGAAAGCTCGGTAGAATTCGCTTATCTCTCTTGTGATTTCGATGTAATTAATAGCACTATAATAGTCAGGCTTAGGATAGTAAGCGCTGCCTGGTGTCATTATACCCACAAATAGCACTTGAGAAGGCTCATCTGATTTAGTTGTAGGATTGTACATCGGAATAAATGTAGGAATGTTTTTCTTCTTACGTATATCATTCCAATCTTTTGAGTAGTAAACGCCCGGTATAACATCCTCGTCATTCGCTACAGCTAATCTCACATTCTCATAAGGAAGATGGTTAATCTTAGCTACAGTTGTTCTATCTACGCTCCAAATAATTTCTAAGTAGTAACCCCCTTGCATTTTAGCGTCAAGCGTAATAGGCCTTCTAATAGTGTTTAGTTTAAGTCTATCTATCTCACGCTGCGCTGCAGGATTATTGCTCTTAAACTCTTTCCCTGCTATCATAAATGCAATGCTCATGGTAAGCGCTGAGTGCACAGGTGAGCTATAGTATAAATCTATTAAGTAATCACTAAATAAATTTGCTTCGCCTAAGGTTACCCATCCTTTTGGAGTTTCTTTCTCTACTGCCTCTTGAGGCACAGCTGCGCCCAAGTTAACCAGCATTGGAGCTGAAATTTTATTTTCTATATTATCCATTGTAGGCTATATCGTTATCTATGGTTAGGTTAGGCTCTGTGAAACGAGGAGTAGTAATATCTTCAACAATTAAATACCCTTTCTCAATTACTCCCTCTACTACTGCATTGGTAGGATCTAAGTTAGTGCTGCTATTCTGCCCATAAACGATGTAAGAGAATCGCGCTGGGTAGTTAATTAGTAAGCTTGCAGCTAATGGTGTGTTGGCATTCGTGCCAATCTGAATGGTAGTATATCTATCATTCTGAGCTATCTGTGTAGGGATAGCATAAAGCTTTTGAAGTGTCTGCTCGTTAGTTAATTCGAGCAGGTAATGCGTATAAGTATTAGCAAGCAAAAGCTCCCCTTCCTTTAGTGTAAGGTAGAGGAGCTGTGCTGCTGTATTTTTTACTAAATAAATCATGCCTTAAATATAGCACAATTTATTTTAAAGTGTACCTGCAATAACGTCTACTGATGGGAAATTATCCCAAGCGTTATCTCCGCCATCTGCATCAAGCAAATAAGCTTTATCTTTTTCTTCGCCAGTGAAGGTGATAGTATATCCTGACATGTCACCCTTGGCTGTGCCACTTTGAGTAGTGAATGCAGTAACCTCAACACCATCTTTATAGCCACACATCCAAATGTTATTGTTATTGTCCTGAACGAATAATACGTTACGGCCTTTAGCAATATTTTGTAGTTCTAATGAACGTGCAGCGCTCATTCCGTGGAAAGAAGCAACGATAGTTTGAGTGTAGTAAACAGTACCATTTTCGATGCTGATAGCAGCCTCTTCAGTAAATGATCCTGTGTGCTTAGGTAAAGCAAATTCGTAAACGTCTCCTGCTGTTAAGGCAGTAACTAAATTGCTTGTACCATTGATAGTAGCAGTATTAGCAAATGTAGAGTAAGCTCCGAGGTAGATTGCTTTAATCCCCCCAATTGCCTCTTTACACTGTATACCTATTCCGCTTGTAGTTAGACAGCTCATGTGTTTTTTATTATTTAATTAGTTAAATATTCTTTGCAAAGAATGGGCGGCTCTTAGCCAACCCACTCTTTTAACAAAGGAGTATTAATTAGGGATTCATAAATCCTAAGATAGCCTCAGCAGGAACTGCTACTTGTGTACCAGCGCGGAACTTCATAACCATTCTTACGTTATCTGATCCATCTGTAACAGACATATCTACAACCTTAACTTCGTTGAAGTCAGATACTGTATCTGTACCAAAGAACAAGTTCTCAGGCTTAGCAAAAAGAGCTACGTTGTCAGGAATACCTGGGCATACATAGATTTCGTAACCATCGAACATCAATGGGTAGTTAGCAGCAGCGTTGTACTGTTGTAAGTAACCCAAAGCTGATAAAGCTTGGCGGTAAAGTTGAGCAGTCTTACGGTTAACGTAAAGCTTAACTGAAGCATCTCCAATCAATGTAGCAGGAAGTGCAGACATCAAAGTCTCTAAAGATGCAATTACGTTAGAGGCTGTGAAAGCGTTAGCAAAGTCAACATCAGGAGTACCACTTTTAGCAGTATCCAACACCTTCAAAATTCCGTTGAAAGATGTGTAAGATGAAGATTCGAAGTTACCTTGCCACA